CTCTGCAATCTTACCCTTGATGGACAAAACCTCCAACTCTCTAGCATCTAAGCTATTAGTATTGGAGGTTTTAACTAGTACACCTTGTGCATTTGAATCCAAGAGATTGTTTAATGTATCCATTATACTAATCCTTTAGTCTTAGCAATCCATTGGGTGATAACGATAGTATCGAATGTTTCTGTTACAATACTAAAGGTCTCATGAATGCTTTTAGTTTGTGAGAGAGGAATCCACTCTTGTAATACATCTGGATTCTTAGCTTTGATACATTCCAAGAACTCCTCTTGATCCAAGCAAAGATCCTCAGGGAAGATTGCAAATAACACTGCTGCTTTACTGCGTGCTACAATCTTACCTGTTAACTTCACAACTTCTGTATTATGCTGTGCCATTATAACTCCTCGTGTGTTAGTGTTGCATAGTGAATGTGGGTAGTAAGTGTGAATACTATCTTACTGGCAGTACGTACATATGATAACTTACAAGTCTGGTGCTTTTCTAATAGCATTAACTTGAACCCTTCATCATAGTATTTCTTATTGATAACTGCATGAATAACACGACGTTGGAATACAGGGTGAGCAGCAACACTGCACGTTCCCTTAGCTTTTAACTTACTCCATATGTCATCATACATGTTAGCCATAATTATTCCAAATGTGTTGTTCGTATTACAGAGTTTTTAACAGTTTTAATTTATAACTATTTCAACCATTCCAAGGTACGATCCTTGCTTGAGTCATACAGTAAGTTGGACTCTTATCTTTTTTGTTTTGGCGCAGGAATATTTCATCCATGTTACCATCCAGTTACAATGCGCAGTCATCTGGATAACAACAGCTTGTGTTACTACTGTTATTTTAAATACCCACTACACAATCATGATGCATGGTAATGAGTATTTAAAATAGCACTTAACTTTCATACTTTACAGTTCCCGCTGCAATGACTACTCATCTAAGTGCTAAGTACCAGTATTATGTGTTAGGACTGGTAGCCTAATTCGCCAGAATTACAGTGCGTTCAACAAGTTTTCTTCACCTGTAGCAATCAACACATCTGCTTTCTTATTCAACCACTCTACAGCTTCTACAAATTCTTCACCGCGAGCAGTGTTGTTAATGTAGATTGCCAAGTAGTCTTTCAACTTACTGATAATCGCCTTGTTAGTTTTAACATTAGCGAACTTAGTTAAGAAGATCTTAGTCGCCATAGTTACAGCTTCTGAAGACTTGTTAATCAATGCTGGCATCACCAAGATATAATCTTTAGCGAACTCATCCCATACTTCTTTAGAGATACCACCACCACGGCGATCAGCTTTAGGCAAGTTAGCGATAGTGTTCCAATCTAACATTGCAAATGGGAAGTTTAAGCTAGTTACATCTTCGTTGTTATTGATGTATTCACGAGCTTGTTCAATAACAATACCTTGTGCTGCTTCGATCAACAGATCCAAACCTTTGCCGCCGTTCTGGATAATATCAATTAAACCTTCTACACTTGGTGTTGGTAATGGTAACAACACAGATGCACGCTTAGTTTCGATCTTAGTTGCTTCATCCACTGTTTTGCGGAAGTGGAAAGCTGTTTCTACTACATCAACCTTACTATTGAAGTTGGCTTTGATAGTAAGAAAGTGTTCTGCTTTCTGCTCAGCAGTTAACACAGGTTGTACTGCACCTGTAGTAGCCACCGCTGGCATTTGTACATCAGTAGTTTCTGTTGCTGTTGTTGCGTTGTCTTGATTTGACATGGTATTTCTCCGATTAGTTAGTAATTACAGGATTGTAAGTACTGGGTTTGGGTGATCACTCTTTGTTATCGAGTGCATACATCTTAACGTATATTAGAGAGGGCGTCAAGAACTATTTTTCAAGTTGGTTCTTGTATCCCTCTATTTGTTATATTACAGTTCTTACTCATCTATCCAGCAAGAGAAGTTCACATAACATGCAGCTCCGAAGGTATACGCATCCTTCAATAGTGCAAGAGTAAAGCCTAGTGTTATTAGTGGTGCTACTACAGGGAACAGGAGGATTGCTGCTGTCCATTGTTTCTTAGTTAGGTTCTTCATATTGATTCCTTTAGGTTAGGATTGGTGTTGGTACTGCTAGGTTACTGCTGGGATTTTCCCTTAAAGTACTCCGCCTTCTCAGCAAGAGTATTACCTTTGATACGCTGAGAGGTTATACCTTTAGTGAATGATTCAGGTTCACATATAACATATAACTCCTCTCTAGCTCTTGTTACTGCTGTATATAACAGTTCCCGTTGTAACATAGTGTTGTGAGACTGATGTAACATTAGGAACACCTTTCTCCATTCGGAGCCTTGGGACTTATGTACAGTTAGTGCATAAGATAGGAGCATACCATTAAAGCTAGCTGCTGTATCTATTTCTATCTCACGATTACTATCCAATAGTAAGATCTTAACCTTGTGACTTGCTTTGCGTACTCGATCTTCATCATCACTACCAGCACTCATACTAAGGAGTAGATCTAACTCTGCATCACTATCTACTTCAGTTAGATGATGCTGTGATTCTGTACCATCCTGCTGTATACAACCCCAGTAGTCTAGCATATTACTAGCTGGCTGAGGTAATAGTCCTGAATAGATGTTGTTAGGTTCAATGCCTAGTATCAAGCCATCTTCTTTATCATACAGAACCCGATCACCTACTGTTAGATAGTGCTTATTAAAGCCTGCAATGATCTCATAAGTTACAGCTTTGTTCTTGCGAGCAATGTAGTTAGCTATATGCTTATTGAGTTCCAAAGTACCACATGCCTTGTTAAAGGGGATTAGTATCATATCCTCCTCAGGATTGTACATACCATTATCATATGCAGTAGTTAGGAACTTAGCGATAGTTAATAGTGCTATCTCTGCATCGAGTTTCTTTTTCCAAGGGTGAATAGTTAGTTGGTTAGGAAACTTCCACTCCTCGTACTCATCTCTAGGTATAGGCTTGCCAGATAGTATTCGATGTGCCAATCTAATGATAGGAGATTCTAATGCTTGGCGATATACTTGCACTAGTTCCACAGTCTTTAGTTCTAACATCTTATAACCTAAGATAGCAGCACCAAATACAGGAGGTAACTGTTGTATATCACCTAGGAAGATGAATTGAGTATCAGGAGATAATGCAGCTACTAGTTCTGCGAATAACTCAGTACTAACCATAGATGCTTCATCTATAACTACTGCTTTGATACCATATGGTAGTTGGCGAAATGCATTCCTAGTAGGTTCAAAGCGCATAGTAGATCTAGTTTCACCTGTCTCATCATCCATTACATCAAAGTACTGTGGTTCATACTCTAGTAATGCATGTATAGTTAGACAGTTAGCTTTAAGTTCCTCACTCATAGCTTTACGAAGATTAGATACAGCACGACGAGTAAAGGAGACCATAACTATACCAGATGTATTAGGTGGTAAGTACTTATGTCCATCCATTCCAGTATTTGCAGGTACTAGCCCAGATGTAATTAGTGAGCTTACTGCGCCCCTCATACAAGTAGTCTTACCAGTACCAGCTGCACCAATTAAGATACAAGATTCGCCCTTAGTTACAGTATCAATAAAGGTTAGTTGTTCTTCATTGTATTGAATTACAGATCCTGATTTGTCAATACCTGTAAGGGAAGTATTGTTGGAGTGAGTGTTGCTGATTTCTTCCACTACATCACTATTAGGCAATGTGTTTGCTACCGCTGTTGCTATTACTGTTGGTGTTGTAGTTAATACAGTACTTGCATTCTTTCTAGTTGCTAGTAGCTGCTGTAGTTTTAATTGTGCAGTAGTTGGTACATGTTGCTTAGTTGCTGCTGCTGGAGTTGCTGCTGCCGTTGTTGGTGTCGGTGCTAAGGCACTACTAAGTACCTGAGTACTAACTTCTGCTAGTAACTTCTGAGCACTAGGTGTTACTTGCATACCAGCTTTTAGTCTGGCTAGTTTCTCTGCTAATGTTTCCATGATTATATATCACTTTCATTTATTGGTGTTACTGGTGTTGTTGTTGCTATAGATGCAGTAGTTGGTACTAGTGAATCTATCAGTTCATTCTCTATATCAGCACGAATACTGTCACTTAACTTATATCTTTGTGCCATATCCCACTTAGTCTTTGCTCGTAAGTAGTGCAAGCGGGAAGGATACTCATTAGGTCTTGGTTCATACAATGGAGCGCTATTAATGAGTACTATCTTGTTACTATCTTCTACTTCTGCATCATCTAATACCTTATACACAGTACCACGCACACCTACATCTATATCACCCAGATCAAATAGTGCTTTCTTAGTTGCTTGGGCACTACGTAGTACACTTAATAGAGTATGTCCAAAGATACCAGCAGCTACTACATCTATACAAGTTTCAAAGTATTCGATGAGATAGTCTAACTCTTCATCATCAATAGTAAATACATCTTGTTTCTTTGCACACTGGCAGATGATACGCTTCCAATACACAGTAAGAGATATAGGGCGATCATTATTACTAGCATCACACACGATTCTTTCTAATGATTTAAAGTCTCCTGCTAGTTCTGCCCAGCTAGCTAGTTGCATTGCATACTGAGATACATCTTTGGATTTATCTTTAATGTATACTTCCAATACTGATTCCTTCTGTTCCAGCTTATCTCTAATACTGGAGGATTTATAACCAGATAGGTATTCCTTATGGCAGGACACCCAGTTATTGATCCAGTATTTAGTATTAGATAAGTCATTGGTATTACTGGAGATAACATACGTAGGCATGAGATACTTTGTTTTCGCCCTCTCACTACCTGCATATAGAATAGTATCTACAATATTAAATAATGCTGGTAAGCTCTGAGCTACAATACTATCTGTTAGATCGGTCATTACTGCGTTGGTGCGGAATTGTACTAGTCCAGTCTTATTGAATAGTGCCAAGTATAAGAGATAGGATTCGGTACTAGTTAGTTTTCCATCTTGCCATTGGATTGCAAGTTGTTCTAACTGTGAATAGCTTGCATCAAACATAGGGTGATGAGTTTCACGATTAGATAGTATTAGATACTTAGGTAGATGTTCTACGCTGTAACTTATACCACTTATTGCGCATAGTGCTTTCATATTAGTTTCCTTCCTCAGAATAATTGCTGTTGTTGATCATTACTGATGTTATTGGTATCCACTGCACTAACTGCTTTATATAAGGAGTTTAACAGTTCTAAATCCTTATTGACTACACTTCTAGTAGTTGTGGCTTGTTGCGCTTGCTGTGTTAGCCGTAGTCCTGCTATATGTAGAAAGTATAGAAGCTGGGACTTCTCAGTTGTATCTAGTATCATGAGTTACTCCTTAAATGTTCTAACTGATCCAATTCCTGTTGACTTGGTTCCATACCGAAATTATCCCTATTAAATTGTATCCAGTATTCCGCACGTTCTACAGGGGACATCAATTCTAACTTCTCTGCATCGCTTAGTGTTTTAACTCCTGTATTCGGTTTTCTTTCTATTGCTGGAAATTCGCTTGGTGTTAGTCCTAGTTTCTCTTCAATACTAAGTTTAGGAGGTTGAATATAACTAGGTGTTGTACCTGTAGATGCATTAATATAGGTTTTTTGTATCGCCCTCAGTGCTGTATTAGCTAATGATAGTTCTATTTCCGAGTGGTTTAATTCATTCCTGTATTTATCCAATAGAGAACTAATTAAATATAATTCTGGTTCAGATAAATATGGACGAAACTTAGGAACTGTTTTACTGCTCATGATATAGATACTCCTTTATATTAGTTGTTACTATCAATTGATACTACTCAGTGAAACTGAGGTTGTTAAAAAATCAATGTTGCTTACAGGAAATAAACAAAAATAGGCAAAAAAACCTAATTGGTTATTTTACCGATTTTACCCGTGAATGTCCACCCCTGTTTTTCGGGGTGCATTTTTCCCTACCTGCTAACCTTATACAGTTGCATGTGTCCATAACTTACCATTCCTATGTGACTACTATCTTATATCCTTATGTAATATGTGATGCAAAGCATCTGTATAACTCTCTAGAGTTCGATGGGTCTATATTTAGGGGTATCAAAATTGAAAATAAAAATACTACCCTACTATACTATACTTATATATACACTCGCATGGAATGCATATATAGGTAGATACTAAGTTATAGGTATGTGTGTATCTATAACTTAGTGGGAGGGAGCAAAAAGGGGGGTCAAAATGGGAGGTCGAAAAAAATTCACAGGCAAAATAACCAAACAGGATAAATCGCCAAACAGGTTATTTTGCCTATGAATCAAATAACTTATAACTAACTACTATAATACATCTATAAGGTTAATCTCTTCTACCTTGATCAGCATCTTGTCAAGTCTTTCCACTAACTTACCCACAATAGGATCTTCGCTATCATTACTAGCTGCAATCGCATTCTTAATGCTACCAACTTCTTTCTCTGCATACTTGGTGTTAGGATTGGCAATACCTACAATCTTACTCTTGAATGCATTGACTGTAGCAGTTAGCATCATCTCTTGCTCAGCACTCATTGTATCGCCAATACCGAATTTATCAGCAAGTAAGAGTGTTAAGCTATCAGCTAACTTGGAGTTAAACCACTCGCCAAGAGTATCTTTAGTCAATCTCACAGAGTTTTCAGATGTTCCCACCTCTTGCATATAAGCGATACACTTAGCCACGCTAATATCTTCATCACTCACAAAACTCTTACCAGCATCTACCAGTTCTCGGATGATCTTGTTTTGTGTTGTGGTGATCAGTTCCAATACCTGGGGGATCATAGCTTGCAATTCATCTGGTGTAACTCCTGTAACTTTAGGAATTGAAACGCATTTAGATTCCTTCTTAACTCCATCCTTACCAGTTTTCCAATAGATAACACTAAGTCTTTGTCCTGTGAATGCTTTAGTCACGGTAGGAACATAAGCGGTGATGTTGTGAACATTAGATACGATAGACATGTTAATTTCCTTAAAGTGAATGAGATAATAATAAATTAAGTGGTGAATAATTCACCCGTTAAGCCACTCGCAGAGAATGACCTAACAGTTGAATTATAACATACTATAAATAAATATGTCCTACATCGTTACTTTTCCAATACCTTAAAACTACTTGTTTTTTCTTCCTACTAATTACGCACGTACCACGGTCACTTGCACAGTATGGAAGCCAAGACTTTGCACCTTTGAGAGTGTATGTCAATTGCCTAGTACCGTTACTATCCACGACTGCATAGCTTGCAAATACTTCCTTGATCGCCTTATCTACTGCATTGAATAACTTACTCATGATCCTTACCCCTTATAAAATACTACTGTTGAACATCACTACAACATCATCATATACCATTAACGGCACTAATACAAGATACTTTATACCTTCCATGCAAATAAATACTACTATCTACTAACTATCTATTGTGCAATGCAGCAATCCAGATGCTAATGATTCTCATTCACTACCTTAAATATACTTAGAATATATTCCTAATATATCAGCAAAGCTGAAGTGGGGGGATAGACCTTTTTTATTTTCGTCCGCGCGTGTAGTCCTAAATACACTAATTTATTTCTCTAAATTTTTTACAAATCTCAACTACTCTCCAGTAATAATAACTTCACTTTGCAATCCTCTAGTTGTATTACTTACCTCCCTATGTTAATATTCTCTCCACTATCCCTAATTAACTACCCAACTGGTGAGATCATGGCAACCTCCAAGAATAACTCAGCACTAAATAGCACCGATGAACGTGCATTGCACCTATTAGGCTCTGGAATTCCACCAGAATCAGTAGCTGCTGCTTGTGGAGTCTCAGTATCCAGAATATCCCAGCTATTAAGTGACCCAGAATTTACATCTAAAGTAGCGGAATTAAGGTTCCATGCTCTAGAAAAGCACAATATTACAGATAACAAGTATGATGAGATGGAAGATAAGCTACTTGATAAGCTTAAGGACTGTTTGCCATTCATAGCTATGGATCCTATGAAGTTATTGAAGGCAGTACAAGTTATAAATGGTGCCAAGCGTAGAGGAGCATCATCTCCTGATCAGATCCAAGCACAAAACACTGTAGTACAACTTGTTATGCCACAAGTATTGATACAAAAGTTCACTACTAATATCAATAACCAAGTTATCCATGCGGGCGATCAGACTCTCACAACTATACCATCACACACTCTTGCTGCTTCCTACACTGGCGATGAGTTAAAAACAATAACCTCTGCAGATCTGTTAACTATCTAATCTGCAAGCACAATTAACCTAATGACAGGAGCTATCATGTGCAAGTTACCAACCCCAACACAGTTATCTCCTGTAATCACGCCACAGATGCAACTTAACTCACAGCGTGCATTAGCATTACTTAACAACATGCTTGCATCTCTGGAAGCTTCTAAGGTTTCCACCATCACACAAGGAAGTAAAACTTATGTCAGATAAATTACTAGGCATACTTACCGATGGTGAGTTAGGTACTACTGCCACCCAGTTAGAGAAGTTAAAGCATATAGAATTAGACTCTAACTTAGATGGTGAAATGGAAGATAGTGGACCAACAGAGGCAGTATTTAAGACTGATCAGGTCTCAGAACTAGCAAGAACTAGCTTAGACTTCTTAGCTGGACTCTCCATGCCACTAGTATTTAAGTTCTGCTTTCCTCCAGTATTTATCTCCATCTGGCTATGGCTAGTATCATTTGTACATAAAGCCCGTGACTTTAGCCAGCTTGCAATTGGCTTACCTCGTGGCTTTGGTAAGACCTCAGTAATTAAACTCTTCATCCTCTACTGTATCCTATTCACCAAGAAACAGTTCATACTTGTAATTAATGACACCGCAGCTAAGGCAGAGAATACTCTCTCCGACGTAATTGATATGTTAGAAGAGCCTAATATTAAAGCTGTGTTCGGTGACTGGAGACTTGGTATTGAGAAGGATACACAGGAGATTAAGAAGTTTGGCTATAGAGGCCGTAATATTATCCTTGCAGCTCTTGGTGCTGGCAGTTCTATGCGGGGACTTAATATTAAGAATGCTCGCCCAGATGTAATGATCTTTGATGATATCCAATCTAGAGAAACAGCAGATAGTGAAATCCTCAGTACTAACTTAGAGAAGTGGTTAGTAGGTACTGCTATGAAAGCCAAATCTCCTACTGGCTGCCTATATATCTTCCTTGCTAATATGTACCCTACCAAGTGGTCATTACTCAAGAGACTTAAGGCTAATCCTACTTGGGTTAAGTTTATTGCTGGTGGTATTCTCTCAGATGGAACAAGTCTGTGGGAAGAGTTACAGCCTATTGAACAGTTAAAGAAAGAGTTCCAGAATGACTTAGCAATGGGCAGACCAGAGATATTCTACTCTGAAGTACTAAATGATGAGAATGCTTCTGTTAATAATTTAGTGGACTTTAGTAAGATACCTAAATATACTCGCCCAGATGATAGTATTCCTGATGGTAAGTTTGTTTTAATTGATCCTGCTAACAACAAGGTTAACTCCGACAGTACTGCAATCTCTTATAACGAAGTGTTCTCCTCCATACCAGTAATGAGGAAACTAACAAATAAAAAGCTAAGTCCTGGTGATACTATAAGACAAGCACTAACTTACTGTCTGGAGAATAACTGTAAGTTAGTAGTGATTGAATCTGTAGCCTACCAAGCATCACTGTGCTACTGGTTTAACTTTATATGTCAGCAGCTAGGAATTACTGGTATTGAAGTTGTAGAGATCCACCCAGGTAGATACTCTAAGAACCACAGAATTATGACTATGTTCAAGCAGTTGCCAGCTGGAGAGATTGAAGTACACCCAGAATGCATGCCTGAAGTAACAATAGAAATACTGGGCTTTAACCCAATGAAAACAGATAACACTGATAACATACTAGATGTACTAACTTATATGTCTCGTTGTGTTGCAGAGTTTGGTGAACATATGGTAGCCTTCAATGATGTCAATGAGATGGAATTCTCTGGAGCTAGTGTCATTGAAGATAACTGTGTATATTAAGGAGTAACTACTATGCAAAAATTAAACTTACTAACACTAGATCCATTTGCAGGTATGACCTTTGATGGTGGCAAGATGGATAAGGTTGATATGATTGATGCTCAAATTGACTTCAACTTAACTCCTGCAGGTATAGCTGCTAAGAAGGCAAAGATAGATAATACTATCAAAGAAACAGCAGCTCGTAATACTCAGACTAATATAGATATGGCAGGAATGGCTATGCAATCAGATAACCCAGCAGAATCCGAATTCATCAAGGTACTTATAGCACAGCAAAAACTTGATGCTGAAGAAGCACAGCGCAAGAAAGAAGGTTTAGCAAAAGATCCATTCTTTGAAATGGCACAAGATGTAATGAAGTCATTGATATCTTAAACAATCAATCCTGTAACATAACTCATACGAAAGACTCCCATGGTACAAGCAGCCACCCCAATGATAATACCAAAGAAATCACAAGAAGGTATTATCCAGTTCCATCGCCAGTGCTATAATCTCTTAAACCAGCAATGGAACTTAAGAGAGCAGATGCGTGAAGTTGATCTAATGTATATGCGTGAGCAGGATATAACTAAGGAGAATCAGCGAGCCAAATTGGTTAATCGCTCTGGTGATCCTACAAGATACCAAAACTTCACTATCCCTGTAGTTATGCCACAGGTGGAAGCTGCTGTAGTTTACCAGTCTTCTGTATTCCTACAAGGTACTCCATTGTTTGGCGTAGTTGCAGCTCCTATGTGGGCTGATCAAGCTAAGCAAATGGAAACTGTAGTTGAAGAGAATAGTATCCGTGGTGGCTGGACTAGAGAACTTATGATGGTATTCCGTGATGGATTTAAGTATAACTTATCCGCACTGGAAGTTACATGGGATCGTAAAGTTACAGCAGCACTGGATTCTGATATTACTTTCGCTAATGGTATGCAAGGTAAGCCTAAAGAAGTTATCTGGGAAGGTAACTGTCTCAAGCGCTGGGATCTATATAACACTTTCTTTGATACAAGAGTTCCACCTAGTATGATCCACTCACATGGTGAGTACGCAGGTAAGACAGAACTTATGTCTAGAATTGCTCTTAAGCAGTTCCTAGCTAACTTGCCTGATAAGATGGTAGCTAACATTCCGGATGCATTTGCTAGTGGCATGGGAGCTACAACTGTTGGTGGTATGGGCATTGAATCTTTCTATGTTCCAAACATTAACCCAAGCGCATTACTTAATAAAGATATTCGCTCTGGTACTAACTGGCTTGCATGGGCTGGATTAGATGGTGAGCGCAATGGAGGTATTGAGTACAAGAATCTGTATGAAGTTACTACTTTATATGGTCGTATCTTACCTTCTGACTTTGGTCTTAAAGTGCCATCTGCTAACACTCCACAAGTGTGGAAGTTTATCATTGTTAACCACCAAGTACTTATCTATGCTGAGCGCCTCACTAATGCACATGGCTATATTCCTGTGTTATTCTCTCAGCCTAGTGAAGATGGTTTAACTTATCAGACCAAATCACTTGCTACTAATGTGGCGCCAATCCAGCAAGTTAACAGCGCATTAGTTAACAGTATGATTGCAGCATCTCGCAGAGCTATTGCTGATCGTGGCTTGTATGATCCTTCTAGAGTTACAGAAGCTAATATTAACAGTGCCAATCCATCTGCTAAGATACCAGTAAGACCAGCTGCTTATGGTAAGCCACTATCTGAAGCCTACTATCCTATTCCATTCCGTGATGATCAATCACAGTTTGTTATGCAGAAGATTGGTTTCCTTAACCAGTACGCTAATCAGATCAGTGGCTCTAATCCAGCTAAGCAAGGTCAGTTTGTTAAAGGTAATAAGACACAATCAGAGTTTGACTCTGTAATGTCCAATGCAAATGGCAGAGATCAGATGACTAGTATGTTACTGGAAGCACAGTTGTTTACTCCACTGAAGGAAATTATTAAGACTAATATTCTTCAATACCAAGGTGGTGTAAGTTACTTCTCTCCAGCTACTAACAAGCAAGTAGAGATTGATCCTATCGAACTCCGTAAAGCTGTTATGGCTTTTAAAGTATCAGATGGTTTAACTCCTGCAGATAAGCTGATCAACAGTGATATTATGATGGTAGCTATGCAGACTATTGGACAGTCACAAGCTATTGGTGCTGGTTACAATATTCCACAGCTGTTCTCTTATCTGATGAAAACACAAGGTGCAGAGCTTAAAGAGTTTGAGAAGTCTCAGCCACAAGTTGCATATGAGTCTGCTGTTGGACAGTGGCAGCAAGTTGTAATGCAGCTGGTTAAAGATAACCCACAAATTAAGCCTGAGCAATATCCTCCAATGCCAGTGCCTCAACAGTATGGTTATGTTCCAGGAACACTAGCAAGTGAGCAAGCAGCAGCAACACAGCAGCAATCTAACTCAACCCAATCACGAGTATTACAAGGATAATCATGTCAAGCCAAGTACCTAATAAGTTTACTTCCTACCAGTTAAGTGAAGAAGAACTCACAGCTGGTTACATGCTATCACCTGCTAATGTGATGGTAGTTCGCAATGAGCTATCTATTGCTGCTGAGTCCAAGTTAGCACTAGTAGTTGATCCTAACAACATCCCTGCATTTGTACAAGCAGAAGCTTACTATCGCGGTAAGATAGATTTCATTGAATGGCTGTTAGCTATGAATGATCAAGTAACTAAAGAACATTTAGATAGCGCAGCCAGTATTGCTGAACAAGACAATGGTACAGTAGTTACTCGTACTGTTGGTAGCATCTTTACTTAGTACCCACAACCGTAGTACCCACCTAGTAGTATCCCACTGTAGTATCTTAACTTAAACTCGGAGAATCATCATGTCAGTAATGCACACACTCTTTGGTAATGCACCAGTCGCACAACGTCCACAAGCTCCAACTCCTGGAAATATCCCAGAGAATGCAGCTGCTTCAATGGCGTCACTAACAAACTCTGCAACAGCTGCTAATGGAACTATTCCTGCTAGTAGTCCAACAGCTGCATCAAATCCTGCATCCTCAGAAAATCAATTCGCGGACTTATGGGACACTAGCAACATTAGTCCTTCAGGTACAGGGCAGCCACTATTTAATGTCTCACATGAGAAGTTATTAGAGACTGCACGCCAGCAGAACTTTAAGCAAAATGTAACTCCAGAACAAATGGCTGCCATCAATGCTGGAGGACAAGAAGCTATTAATGCCATGCAAGATATGATTAACGCAGCAACACAAGCTGGTTACGCACAATCTGTAATGGCTACAACTAAGCTAATTGAAGGTGCATTGGAGAAGAAGAACTTTGCACAAAATGATAGCTTAGATATTCGATTCCGTGACATGCAAGTTAAGAACGGTCTCCGTGAAGTCAACCCTGTATTTTCCAACCCAACTTACGCACCCTTGCTTGATGCTGCTAGAAACCAGTTTCAAGTTAAATACCCGAATGCTTCTGCTACTGAGTTACAGTCAATGGCTATCAATTATATTGAAAGTATGGCTAATGCTGTTAACCAACCTAAGGCACAAGCTAGCAGTAAAAAACAAGAAGCTAACTTAACTGACTGGTCTCGCTTTTTAAATTCCTAACAGTTGTGGCTTCCGTAATCTAACTCTTTATTTGATTGGAAATATCATGGCACTCACTAAGCCTGTAATTTACGACGGCGCATTTCAGCGTCAAATAGCTCAGGGTGACACTTACTCTACAGCTCAAGCAATTCCTGCAACTATCGCTACTACTGCAATTACTGTAACTGGTGCAATGCTGGCTGCAGGTTTTATCCTGCGTAGCCCTGCTGCTCCTGCAACTGATACTATCGACACTGCTGCTAATATTGTAGCTGCGTTAGGCTCTGGTATTGGTAATATCGGTATCCAAGCTGGTACTAGCTTCCGTTGCCAGTGGATTGTTACAACTGCCAATGCAACTACAATTGCAGCTACTGCCAATACTGGTGTGACTGTAACTCGTGGCGCTATTGCAGCTTCCTCTGGTAAGGAAATGTTGGTAACCATTACTAATGGCACACCAGCACAGAACATCACTGCCAACACAACAAATGCCTCTGCTGTTATTACTGGAATGACACTGGAAGAAACTTCCTTGTTAAGTGTAGGTATGGTTGTAACCAATGCGGTCAATGGCTTGCAAGGTACAACAATCATCAGTGTTCAACCAGGTACAGGCGTAACAATGTCTGGTAATGCTAATGCCACATCTACCAATGTTGCTATCAGCTTCTCTCCAACAGTGCTGGTTGAAGGTATTGGTCAAACACTGATCTAATATTGATCTAACCACCAACAGTTCCAAGCATCTTAATTTAAATCTCATTTTTTCTAAGGAATATAATCATGAGTGCAGGTACCTTTAATACTACCAATCTTACCCAAGACTTAGCCGCCAAGAGTTTTGCTGGTATGATTACTCGTCTCATGCCAAATGGCTCAGCTCCATTGTTCGGTATGACTTCCATGTTAACTAGCGAAACAGCTGTTGCAACTGAGCATGGCTTCTTCACTAAAACTATGTTGTTTCCACAGTTTGTACTGTCAGCTAACATTGCAGCTGGCGACACAACATTGCCAGTAGTATCTACTGCTAACTTGTTGCCTGGTATGATCTTGCAGATCGACAGCACTAAAGAAAACATCATCATCAATGCAGTTATCTCAGCTGTTCAGATTTCTGTAACTCGTGCTGTTGGCTCTGTCAGTGCTCAAGCTGCTTTGTCTGCAGTTGCTGCTTACCAAGTGGGTAACGCATACGAAGAATCATCTTTGCGTCCTAACTCACTGATCATCAACCCTGTGCGTGTAACTAACTTAACCCAGATCTTCCGTAACACTTGGGCTATCTCTGATACAATCCGTGCAACTATGATGATTGCTGGTGATACCAATGTACAAGAGTCACGTCAAGACTGTGCTAGCTTCCATGCGGCAGATATTGAGAAAGCTCTGTTCTTCGGTCAGAAGTCACAAGGTACTCGCAATGGTCAACCTTTCCGTACTATGGATGGCTTGATTAACATTGTTGGTAATCTCTCTTACTACCCAAGTCTCTACGTTACTCCTAACGTTAACACTGCTGGCAGTACTACTAACTACACACAGTTAGAAGGCTTCTTGGATCCAGTCTTTAATCAGGCTACTGATCCTAAAGTTGCTAACGAGCGTGTTATGTTCGTAGGGGGTGCAGCTAAGCGAGTACTTAACAACATCGGTCGCTTGAATGGTACTTACTTCATTGCTGATGGTCAAACTAGCTGGGGTCTGCAATTCTCTAGCTTTAAAACATCACGTGGTAGCTTCCGTGTTATCGAGCATCCATTGTTTAACTCTAACACTTCTTGGGCTAAGATGGCAGTAGTAGTTGATTTGACTACCTTCCGTACAGCTTACCTTGGTGATCGTAAGACACAAAGCAAGGAATTCAACCAAGAGCAAGGTGATGTTAGCGACAATGGTATTGATGCAGTCGGTGGCACATTAACTACTGAAATGACTTGCGTAGTTAAGAACCCACCAGCAAATGCAATTGTCTATAACTTGACAGCTGCCGCAGTAGGTTAATACTTACTGGTGTATCTAGTTTGGCAGAGTTCTCAAACTGCCATTCCCCCTAGTTATTTCCAGTAGTATCAATCAAATTACGGAGTTATCATGTCAACATCACCAACAGTATTTCACGCGTTTCAGAATTCTCTTGGCTATTCACGCTTTACATCTGCTAAAGGTAAAGACTTCCATTTTCTTAATGGTGAGTTCTTAACTAACATCCAAGCAGAAATTGATGAACTCAATGCAGAAGTTGCAGCAGGTCATCCACATATCTATGTTAACCCAGATCGTGTTACTGTAGATACCAAGTATGTTGATCCACTGGCAGAACTCAAGGCTAAAGCTATTGAAGAATACTTAGCTAATCAAGCTGCTGCATTGGACAAAACAAATGATCGTGGCAGTTCCATCTTCTCAGGTAAGTTAGAAGGTATCGCTAACTCTACAACTGTATCCGATGGTATGGCTGGTAGTAACAGTGGTGATATTCCTGTGGCACCAGCACCGACAGCATCAGTGTTACCTACAGCTCCAGCAGCAACTAAGATTGTTGCAGGTCCAAAAGCTAAGTAATACCTAGTAGTAATTAACATCAACAGAAAGAAAATCATGACAGACTTCGCTACACTATTAGAAGGTGTGTACTCTATAACTAACCATAGAGAGCTTATCGCTCAAACTACGAGTGCAGTGAAGTCTGCCACTTTACAGATGCATCGTAAGGACTTCTTTGCAAAAGATTTGTTGGAAGTAGCACTCCAATTTACAACTTCAGATTATTTGCAAAGCATTGAATATAGAACTCTGTTCCCTCGCTATCGTGCATTAAAGGTTGTACGTAAGTTTGACCCAACAGAAGCTGCATATCCTGAGTATGGTATGGGTCCATTCTTTACTATAATTACACCTGAGCAGGTACTTGATAGCTACCAACAAACACGCAATGATGTTGCTTACATTGCTGGATCATCTATTAACTTAAGATCCTCCACAGCAATCCAGTATTGCAACATCGGTATCTACCAGAATCCAGAAGTTGGTACTCCTGAGACTTACAGCAGTTGGATAGCTGATGAGTTCCCAGATGCTATTATCTATGCAGCTGCGGCAATTGTACAAGGTGGGGTATTACGAGACAATGCAGGCGCACAATTCAACAACAGTCTTGCTATGAATGAGTTGCAAGCAATATTAACTAGTAACATTACAGGTGTAGGGGAATAGTATGACTTCAATCTGGCAAGCAGGTGTAACAATAGCGTCTACCGCCAATGCTGATAACACATACAAGGCACAACGCTTTGTAGCTACAGCAGCGCAGACTGTATTTAACTTATCTGCATTTTCTTACCAAGTAGGTTCAGGCTCTCTAATTGTAGAGATCAATGGTGTCTCACAATTTATTGGAGTGGACTTCACTGAGACTTCCAACTCTACAGTAACACTAGTAACTCCTGCAGATCTTGGAGATGTAGTAGTTATCCGTGGCTTTATTGGTGGTACTGCTGCCCAGTCTGCTGAGATGTCTGCTGCTCTAGCTGCTGGCTACGCTAACAGTGCTGCAGGATTTATTGCTTCCTCTCTCACCAGCACTACTGTAGGTACAGGAACTAAAGTATTTACTATTCAAGCTGATAAGTTATTTGAAGCTGGGCACTGGGTAATAATAGCAGCTACCGCGGATTCCACTGATTACATGAGTGGTCCTGTTGTTAGTTACACCAGCACTACACTCACTGTAGATGTTAGAGTCATCGGTGGATCTGGTACTTTTGCTAGTTGGAATGTGTTGTTAAGTGGTGTGGGTGGGGTAGATGGAGTTATTACCAATGCAGTGCAAACAGCTGCAAGTTATACTCTCACAACTACCCCAACATTGCTGGAGGTAACTTCCACAGGATATGGGCAGTCTGTAACATTGCCTAATGCATCAAGTATGTCACCAAGAAGTTCACTATACCAAGTAACTAACGCAGGTGGATATCCTGTAAAGTTAGTGAATTCCATTGGTAATATTATAGGCTTTGTAGCTGCGTACACTACATGTGAAATAGGTCTTGTAGTTGCAAGTGCTGCTGGTACCTGGAGCATTGGAGATAACACTCTGATTGCAGGTACAGCATCTCTGGCTAATACTAACTTTGGCTCCAATGGTGTGCAAGTGTGTATTGATGTAGGTGCTAACAGGGAACTGCTGATATCCTCCAATGGTTATGGGGTCATATACAATCGTGTTACTAATACCTTTGGCACAGTAGTATTGATTCGTGCTGTTGGTAGCCCAATGTTAAGAGCTACACTTGTGACTACTGATAGGGTTCTTGTAGCTAGCTGCTCTAACACAAGCACTGCCTTTGAAGCTGTAGTACTCTCTTTGAGTGGCAACACCATTACAGTTAACACAGCTGCCACAGCTACACTGGCTGCTACACTGATAGTAACTAACCAAGTTAGTAGCCCTGCACCACTTATAACAGTAGGTACTTCCTTTATTATTGGTTATGGAGTTACAGGTGGCTTCTGGGAACTGCGAGCAATGACTGTTAGTGGCACCACAGTTACTATCGGAGCAGCAGTTAGAACTTCCAGTGTTGATACCATTGGTAACAGTGACTCTGTCTATATAGGTTACAGTGGCACAGGTTCAGTGATAATTGCAGCAAGCACTTCAGATACTACAGTAGCAGGTACTGGCTACGTGTATGTAACTCCATATACTGTGTCAGGTTCTACACTTACAGCAGGCACACTAGCTCAGTTTATTACAGGTGCATCAAATGGCTCAGTAATCCAGAAGTTAATACTTCTTGGAAGTGGTCGCTGGTATATGTCATTTAGCATGAATGGCACTGCTACTAACTACGATGCAATTGTGAACCTTTCTGGCACAACAGCCACCATAAACTCAGTGGTTAGAGCTACCGCCAATGATGCACTGATGGATGCTATAGTTATCAGTGCTACTAAGATATTGGTACTTACCCAAGGTGCCTCTAACAACACAAGAATTATTACTGACTCAGCTGGTACCTGCTCTGTTAGTTCTGCTATTTCTGTGGGTAGTGTACTTGGAGCTACTCGTACTTGTCTGAATGTTGTAGGTAACTATGCCCACTGTGTTGCACAGACCAATGTTGGTGCTCTTTATGGGTACTATACAATTGATTGCACAACAGCTACTCCAGTGTTACTTAGATCCCTAATGGCTGTGGCAGCTGTAGCTAATACCTCCACAGTGTTCATGCTAGGCTCTAATGCGTACGGTAGAGTTAGTCCAACAAGGGTAGCTAACACAAGTTATAGCCACCAAGTAACTGTGGAATCCAATACTAAGTACTTTATGTTAGGTGCTAGTAACGGATTCCCTATTGTATCAGCTAGAATGTCTATCACATATGATGACGTACAAACAGCTGCTACTTGCTGGTCTGGAATAACAACCTCACAAGTGTGGCAAAACAATTCATCATCTGGAACTATTACTAAAGTGGAGTGTGTAGCATGATAGTCATAACACCTAACAATACCTTTGGACCTTATAAGTCTGTAGTAACTTTACCTCTAGGACTAATGTGTGACGATGCACTGTTACCATTCACAGTAATTGGTGAAACTTATATGGTCTCCTTGGATGACTCAGAAGTAACTATGCCAGTAGTTAAGCCTCCTGTGCCTGAGTCAGTTACAATGTTACAGGCATCGCTGGCTCTGTACAATGAAGGCTCACTTAAGTACGCAGATAACTTCATTGCTAACTTACAGGGCACAGAAGGTGATCAAGCTAGAATCATCTGGACACGTGCTGGTACTGTTAAGCGTGCACACCCATTAGTTGCAGTGCTTGGGCAGGTGTTAAATAAAACAGATGAGCAGCTTGATGACTTATTCAGGCTTGCAGCTACGTATGAAACTGATAAATAATTTAGGGGAATAACATGGTAACTAAAGTTAAAGGCTCAACATTTGCCACACAGGATAATCTAGGCTTTGTAAGTTTGCTAGATATTGCTGGTGCTGCAGGTGATGGAGTAACAGATAATACTGCGGCTATGGTAACTGCCCTAGGTACAGGCTTACCTGTGTTTATCCCAGTAGGTACATTCATTATGGGAGCTATTACTGTTCCTGCCAACGCCATTATCTTTGGTGCAGGGGACTTGAGTATTCTTAAGTTAAAGCCCCTTACTAACTCTATCTTTCTGACTATGGGGTCTGATTCCCACTTACGAGATCTATGCATTGATGGTAATAAGAACAATCAAGTAGGCAGTGGATTCCACTCAGTCTACATGGTTAATTCCATCTCTAGCTCTCTAGTGGATGTACTTATCCAGAACACTAAAGGTGATAGTATCAATATCACAGGTGCTTCCTTGTCTAAGGTACTGGTACAATCATGCAGAATTACTTCCTTTACTGGCTCTGGTATAACTATCCAGCAAGGTGGATCTATTACTCTGGACTGCTTGGATATCAATCGCTGTGATGTGGCAGCAAGTCCAGGAGTTGGAGTGAATATAGCCAGTGCAGGTAGTGCAGCTTCAGTGGTTATTGTAACTAACTGCAAATGCACAGGACTCACAGGACAAGGCTTCTTAGTTAAAGGACTTGGAACGAAGAATATTACTGATGTAACTATCACTGGCTGCGTAGCTAATAGTAATACTCTCAGTGGCTTCCAGTTACAGACTACTGAAAGAGTTACAGTATCAGGGTGTATTGCAAACTCTAATGCTGTGGATGGTTTCCGCCTAGAAGGAGATGTGCAGAACTCTCGTATTAACCAGTGCATTGCTAATGGTAATACTAGCTTCGGATTCCGAGAAGTTGTATCTGGCAGTACTCCTAATTACAATGGCTTTATGTATGAAGTAAGTACCAACAATGGCACTAACACTGTAACTAAAGTCGGTGCAAACTCCCAAGTATTCTCTGTTTAATCAGGTGCATTATGAGCCAATTAACCTACCGAGCTAACCTTGTAGCTGCTGAATTTCCACTGCTATCTGAGTTCCAAGGACAGACTATTATCATGTCTGGGCAAGATCAGAACTACAGTAGACAGGCTAATAGTACTAGGAATAAAGATAGAGATATCGGTATTCCACAGATGTACTATTGCCACAATGTTGTACCTACTGATGCTGGTATTAGCTCTATAGGATACTTGCAGTTAGCAGCACCTCCAGCTGACACTGATAACACATTCAATGATACCTTTACTCTACGGGATGACTCAGACAACGTAGCTATCTTTAACAGCACTACCAGTGGCAGGAACTATGTGTTACCTTCTGTTGGTAGTGGCTGGTTACGTACTACGGATGCTGCACCTGCTGCTGGCTATGAAGTATCTGTAGCCCATGTGAATGGTGTAAGTTACATCTTCTTTGGTAAGTCTGGATGCTATACCTACAACTTTGGTACTAACACTCTAGACCCTGTAACTCTCACAGGACTAGCACCAGCTAACATTATAGGCATCTGTGCCTCTAGTGGCTATCTAGTTGCATGGACAGGGAACACAGTATTCTGGTCATCCAATATAGATCCCACGGACTTTACTCCTTCCCTAGTTACAGGTGCTGGATCACAAGGTGTACAAGAGTCCAAAGGTACTATTGTTACTTGCCTGCCTCAGAACAATGGTTTTATTGTATATACCAAGAAGAATGCGGTAGCAGCACAGTTCACTAACAACGCACAATTTCCATTCTCCTTTAGAGAAGTTATTGGCGCTGGTGGCTTAAGCTCTGCATCTCTTGTAGCCTACGATGGCAACAGTACTAACCACTATGCATATACCACAGCTGGCTTGCAGGAAATCTCCATGCAAAATAGCAGTGTTATATTCCCACAAGTTACTGACTTCTTGGCAGGTAGCCAGTTCGAAGACTTTGATGAAACTACCAATCTATTCACACAGGTAACTCTTGGCTCACCTATGCGCAAGAAGATTACACTGATTGGTAATCGTTATCTTATACTTAGCTATGGCATCAGTACTCTAACTCATGCACTTTTGTATGACTTTGCACTAGCTCGCTGGGGTAAGTTAAAGATAGATCATGCTGATTGCTTTGACTTTACATATCCATCATCAGTTGTTATTGAAACTCCTCGCAGATCTGTAGCTATGGTGCAGGCAAATGGCACTGTATATGCTACAGTTATGGCATATGATACCAGTATCTCTTATGGTGTTGTAGTACTTGGTAAGTATCAGATGGACAGAAATAGATTCATTACCATGCAGGAAGCACACTTGGAAAGTATCCGTGCCAACAGTACTATCACTGTGAGTTGGTTAACTACACTGGATGGGGTTAATGCTACTCCTAGTGCTGCAGTGCTTGCTACTTCTGTAGGTACCTACCGCAGGTATCATAGTAATATATCTGGTATTAACCATTCACTAGTTGTATCAGGTGGCTTTAACTTGCACTCACTGGAACTCAAATTTACTGATGGAGGCGCAGTAAGATAATGGCTAACAACTCTATTAACTCTGGGCTACCAGCACAACCATTCCATGCAGACTTAGCTACTCTTGATGAACTCAGGAGTATCTATAATGCTATCAATATTAACCAACAGATCCTTAGTGACTCTACTCGCTTTGTAGCTAAAGCACTGGAAGCAATTACAGCTGGGCAATATGTCTCAGTAGTGCTGGATGCTGGACTCTGTAAGGTACAGAAAGCTAATGCCGCCAATAACACCAAGATTGCTGTAGGCTATTCCCTGAACACAATCGCTGCTGGTGATTGGGGGATATTTATAACCACTGGTAACAATAACCTATTAACTGGGCTAACTGTAGGAAGTTACTACTATCTCTCCGATAGCTCTGGTGGGGATGTCACAACTACTAAGCCTGTTGGTGTAGGTAAAACTAATCAATGCCTAGGGTTTGCATTAACTTCCACTGAGCTTATCTCCAACATATCCCTGCCATTTGTACAACTATAGGAACTATTATGTCTGCCTTTCTTCTAAGCCCACACTTTACATTAGCTGAAGCAACTAAGAGTGATACAGCAAAAGCACTTAAACTTGACAACACTCCAGACAATGCAACCTTTGAAGTTATTCTCAAGACTGCTGCTCACATGGAAGTAGTACGCAAGCTATTAGGTAAGCGTATCAAGATTAATTCTTGGTATCGTTCCCCAGAGGTTAACCTAGCAGTAGGGTCTAAGCCTAGTAGCCAGCACACTAAAGGTGAGGCAGTAGATTGGGTATGTCCTACAGCTGGCACTCCAGCAGAAGTGTGTAAGATCCTAGTAGCTAATAAAGATCTTATTAAGTTTGATCAGTTAATTCTTGAACATACTTGGATACACATATCGTTTGCAATCCTTAGCGGTAAGCCAAGAGGTCAAGTGTTATCCTTACTAAAATCAGGTAACTATGCTACTGGACTAACAACCTCTACGGGCACTCCCATTAACTAATTTCATCTACTGCCATGACTACTAAAACCCATATAACTTTAGACTCTGCTGGAAACTCTAACATTGATACTATCACTAAATGGATTGGAGTAGCCAAGACTGCTATATGGGTCTTTGGGCTAGTAGCCATTGGTGCTATCAAACTTAACAGCATTGATAACGTCAATACTAATCAGGATGAAAAGATCACTCGTATTCAAGAAGAGAATAAAGTTATAAAGACTACGATTGACAGTATCAATAGCAAGCAAACAGACCAGCTGGTTATGTTAACCAAGCTGTTAACTATTGTTGAGCAAACACCAAAGCCTAAGGAGAAGTAACATGAATATGGATATCATTAAGTCAGTACTGCCTTGGATAGGTACAGCATTAGGAGGTCCACTAGGTGCAGGAGTTGCAGGATTTGTAGCCTCCAAGTTAGGAGTATCTCCTGAGGCTGTAACTGCTACTGTATCTGGAATGCTTGGCAATCCTGAGAAGGTTGTAGAACTCCAGAAGATTGAAATGGAATACAAAGCTCACTGCTTAGCGTTAGGGTACAAACACCTTGCTGAGATAGAAGCCTTGAATGCTTCAGTAGTTATGGAAGTCAACAAGACTATGCAAGCAGAAGCAGCTAGTGAGCATTGGGCTACTTACACTTGGCGCCCATTCAATGGCTATCTATTTGGTGTTACTATCTTCGGATGCTATTTCATATTACCCTTGCTTAAGATAACACCACCAGTAGTACCAGAATTTATATGGATTGCTTGGGGTAGTATATTAGGTGTCGCTAGCTTCTTCAGAGGTAAGATGCAAGCAGACCCACTAATCCCACCAGTCAACAATGGAAGTAAATAATTAGGAGCACATCATGGCATTATTCGGTCTTAGCGCATCAGTAGAAGCCAATAAGAACAACTCGAAACAGTCTGGTAGTTCTGAGGAAACCAAGACAGGTCACTCAACTACGAGTGGCTCGGTTGATGTTATTGACACTATTAACTCAGGACGTACAGATAGTACTGTAAACACTGTGTTAAACTCAGGGTCAACTAACACTACTAGCAACAACTCTAACACCAATGCAACTACCACCAACTCTGGTTCTGCTAATACCAACACAGGGCTGAACTTTAACTCTGGATCACAGAACACTGGTGGCACAAGTGGCAGTACTAACAAGACTTCCACAGGCGCGTCTACTAACACAGTTAGCAACTCAGGCAATACTGTCAATGTTAGTAACTCTGGCTCAAACAATCAGTCTGTTACTAGTGGCTCAGTCAACACAAGCAGCAATTCAGGTGGATTGAATACTACCACTAACTCTGGTGGCACTAACACTACAAGTACTTCTGGTTCACAGAATACTACAGGCACTAATGCTTCCCAGAATGTTAATGTTAATAGTGGCTCTGTTAACACTACTGACGCAATGACTGTTAACAGTGGCAATGAGACTGTCAATAGTACGCTGGCAAGTATGAACACTAACACTAACAGTGGTGGAGTTAACACTAACAACACAGCTGCAACTACCAATACTAACATCAACAGTGGCTCTCAGAATGTTAATGTCAACAGTGGTAGCACAAATGTAAGCAGCACTGCTGGTAGCACTAACACCAATGTGAACAGTGGCAGTGTCAACACTATGAACACAGCAGGCTCCACTAATACTACAAGTAACAGTGGCAGTACTAACACCAATGTCAATTCAGGTTCCCAGAATACTGGGGGCACTGCTGCGTCCGTAAATACTACAGGCACAGCTGCTTCACAAAATACTAGTATCAATAGTGGCAGTGTTAATGTCAACAAGGTGCTGGGTTCTACTAACACAAGCGAAACTTCAGGGAGTCTTAATGAACTCATTAACAGCGGTAGCAATAACGTTACTACTAACTCTGGTTCCACCAACACTAATGCAACCGCAGCCTCCCAGAATAATACCGCGCAAAACAATACAACTGTAAACTCTGGCTCGGTTAACACTCAAACTGGCAGCACTGGTACTGCGGCGTCACAGAACACTAGCACCACTGAAGCCAGACAGAACACAACTACTGATATTAACAGTGCATTCACTAGTGGTAGAACTGATGTGTCACAAACAATGCTGACTCAGACTGCTACTGATAGATTGGTGGCTCAGATCCTTGAAGGTAACAAAGGCTTGCAGGCAGTTACTAGTGGCGCTAATGCCAGTGGTGGTTACAACTCCTCAGCTAAGACATTGCTTGTGAATGATCTGATAGCTCGTACTGCTGGTGAGGTTGCTGTTCGTGGCGCTGCTACAGTTAATACTATTGGTGGCACAACATCAGGTAGCACTAACACTAGAGTTGAGAATATTGCAGCTGTTAATAACATCCAAAACATCGGTGCTACTAGTGGCTTCAATAACTCCACAACTAACATCGGTGGCAGTACCAGCACAAGCAGTGGCAACCAAGTTACTAACATTGGTGCTACAAGTGGTACTAGCACAGTTGGTGGATCTACAAGTTCACAAGCTATCGGCGGTAGTACTACTTCCCAGAAGATTGGTGGAGCAAAGACTACTAACACTCTTGGTGATGTAGAGACTCAACAGTTAATTGGTGGTAGTACTACAACTCAGAACATCGGTGCAACCAATACAACTCAAAACATTGGTGCTACTTCCAACTATCAAAATATTGGTGGAAGCACTAGTACCCAGAATATCGGTGGAAGTACAAGTACTCAAAATATCGGTGGTACTAGCAGTACACAGAATATTGGTGGCAATACTAGCACACAAAACATTGGCGCAAGTGAGACTACTCAACTCATCGGTGGTAATACTAGCACTCAAAATATTGGTGGCTCTAGTACTACTCAAAACTTGGGAGCTATCAATAGCACTCAAAACATTGGGTCAACAACTAGCACTCAGAACATTGGTGCTACTCAAGGCACAAGTAAAGTTGGTGCTAGCACTACTTCACAGACTGGTACTCAGAACATTGGTGGCTCCACAAATACACAGAACATTGGTGCTACTAGTGGGTATCAAAACATCGGTGGCTCTGACTCTACAACTACTGTTGGTAAGACCATTAGTGAGCAACTGATTGGTGCAACTAATAGTACTCAGAATATCGGTGGCTCTACTACTAACCAGTCTATTGGTGGATCTAACTCTAGCCAAGTAACAGGTGCTTCCAGTAGTGTGCAGAACATTGGTGGTGTGGATGTAACTCAACTCATTGGTGGCTCCACTAACTATCAAAACATTGGTGGATCTGTTGGACTTACTAGCAACACTCAGAATATTGGTGGTTCTACAAGTAGCCAGTCTAGCAGCACATCAGGTGAGTCTACTCAGAACATTGGTGCAAGTTCCACAACTAGTGCAGGTACTAATACTATCGGTGCTAGCCAGTCCACTGCCACTAATAACAAGGGTGAGGTTACAACTGATCTGTTCCAGACTGCAACATCTAACCAGCAACAACAGACACAAGCTACTGCTACTAAAGCTAAAGGTGGTACTATCTTGTGCACTGAACTCCTTGCACAAGGTAAGATGGACTTGAGATTGCATCGCCAGAGTCATGTGAACTTCCAGTTCTATAGTATGAAAGAACGTGCTGGATATTATATCTGGGCGGTGCCTGCAGTTAAGTACATGAGAAAACATCCATCTAGTGTAGTGAGTCGTGTGCTTAAGTTCATAGTTACAGCTGCTGTTAAACACATTGCTGCTTTCCCTGCTGGTCACTACTTGGCACCATCATTCATTGATCACGCAGTGTACTATACTGGCAGATCATTGTGCTGGGTAATTGCTAAGACTGTTGCTAGAAAATTCGAATTTAACCCATCTATGTTAGGGGAATAAAATGACTATTGATAATGATGAGTTGATGAGATTGTTGGATAGACGTAACACTGAGATCAAACAGAACAGTGAAGTTGTAAAGTCCATACAAGCTGAGGAAAGAAGAACCTCTGTTGATGTTATCAAGTCAATGGAGGCTGCTAAAGATAACTCTGTGCTTATGCAACAGGGTGAGTTACTTCGTCAACAGAAAACTGCTCAGAACAACTTCGCTGCTGCTAGTGCTGTAGGTACTAATATGAACGATAGTACTGAGGCTATCACTAATTATGGTAAAGCATTAAGAGTTGCTGCTGATAACTCTATCCAAGCAGCTAAGCGAGTGGAATCAAATGTCAATGCTAGATTCTTAGATGATCCTATCAACTGGGTAGCAGCACAGTTTGATCTTGAGCCTAGTGTTAAATCAGCTGAAGCTGCTAGTATTACAGCACAGACTATTAGTAAGCGTGTAACTGAGTTGCAATCTTTTACTCAACAAGCTGTGCAAACTAACAATGCGTTAGGTGCAGTTAAATCTACAGTTGAATTGGATGCTACTCTCAATCGTACTAGAGATCTGTTGGATGCTGATATTGGCAAGTC